CGAAATGAAATATGAATTTTGTAGACGGATTTCTGTAAAAATCACAGATCGCCTTTAGGTACGGGAGCGCTTTTCGAAGAACCTGCTTACATCTGAAACGTTTGGACTCAACCATATTTTCATAGGTAAATCAGGTACTTATATACAAAATTGGGGTGGCTTCATACCAACAGTTCGCGACTGTATGAGTTCAATGTAAACAAACACTTAGCGCTGTATATTAAACGACCGAAGTGTCTATCTCGGCATTACCAGCACCGACCACTCCTGAATGTATTCCGGGCCCTTATCGCCCTGCGGCCGCTCGACACCCCACAGCATCATCTTCCCGTTCTGCAGGCCCATCAGCCGGACATCGCACAGGATCGGGATCAGCGGCTCACTGACGTGGTCATTCAGGTTGCGCAGCGCAATGACGCGCTCCAGGTCCCACTGCTGGCCGGACATTACAAGAATGCCCTCGACGGGCTGCTGGTTGGCGATTTCCTGATCGGAGAGGCGCTGGCCTCGGTTGCGCAGCCGTTTCACTTTTGCATACATGGGCCGAGTATAACCGTTGAGATAACGCAAGCTCTATATCGGCGCCACCGGCACACTGGCGCGATGCCCACTGACCGCCCAAACTCCCGCCTTGCCGCTGACGTCGATATGGCCCTGCTTCTGGTCGAGCGCGCCGGGGTACGTCTGGCCGCCCAATTCCTGGCGCGGCGAGGCGCCGGCTTTGCGCTCACCTGCCGGGTGCTGGCCGAGCCGGCGCGGCGGCGGGCGGCGTCAGCACCTGACTGCGAGGAGCGCACCCGGCCTGCGCCGCTTCGAGACCGGTAGCGTATTGCTCCCAGGCGTTGGCGTCGGCCAGGGCAGCCTGCGCTGCGGCCTTGTCTCCCGGCCACTCGCCCTTGCCGTAACGCGAGACCGGGCGCGCTGGGACGTCGCCGAGGCAGCCGACAGCCACCGGCACATCAGCGGGCGGCGGGGCCTGTGGCGCGCTCGCGCAGCCGGCCAGCAGAAGGGCCGCCAACACGGAAACTTGACCAATTCGGCAAGTTCGCATCATTTCCAAGCTCCCCAGGATTCGCGCAGCACGCCGGCGCAATCCGTCGCCTGGCTGGCTTCGACGGCGGCGCCGCGCGCGCGCATGCCGTCGACCGCCTGCGCCGCCATCCGCTCGGCAAGCCGGCCCCGGTCCTCGGCCGCCTTCGTCGCGTCACCCGCGCGCAGGATGGCGACGTTCTGTTGGTCGATCCCTGCGCGCAGCTCGCGGATGGTTGTGTCGCGTGCTGCCAGATCGACCGCGTGCGGGCCGCGCAGGCGCCAGCCGTTCACCACCCAGCCAGCGGCGCCGGCCAGCGCGAGCAGCACCACCAGCATGGTCAGCGCCGCCAGCGCGCGCAGCTTCGTCAGCTCCAGCGATACCGGATTCATGGGTGCACCTGGTCGTAGAACTGCAGGTTCCGGCCGCGCATGATCGCGATAAGCTTGTTCGCGTATTCCGGGTCGGTGGCATAGCCGGCCGCCTGCAGCTCGCGCGCCCAGCCAACGCCGTCGGTCTGTTTGAAGCACTTCGCGTAGCGCGGCTGCTTCAGCAGGAACTGCGCGCGATCCAGCATGCAGGCCAGCCAGCTGTCGTAGCGCCTGAACCTGTCGACCAGCTTCACGTCCTTGCCGCCCAGGTGCTCGGTGGTGCGGAAGCTGATCGTCGGGCCCTTCCAGCTACTGTCCGCCTTGATGCCGAAGAGGTTGTTCCCAGCAGCGTCCTTTCCCCAGCCGGATTCGAGAGCAGCCTGCGCCAGCGTGATAGAGGCCGGAATCCCGGTCTTGCGCTGGCAGTCCTGGGCGGCCTGGGCCAGCATGCCGAGGAAAGCGCTCGGGGGCATCACACCACCTCCTTCACATCCTTGATAATTTCGGCCAGGTCGGCGTCCTTCTTCTTGTCCAGGTACTTGAACAGCGCGCGCACCAGCGCCCAGCCAGGCAGGCCGCAGGCAAACGCGAACATCAGCATGGCGATCATGCCGAAGGGGTCTTCAACCCAGTGCTGGAAGCCAAGCCAGCGCACCAGCGCCGAGCCGCCGCCGATGGAACTCACCAGCGTGCAGACGAGGGCAACGCGCCATTCCGCGTCAGACTTGGGCTTGGTCAGGCTCATGACCACGAAGGCGGCCAGACCGGCGCCGATCGCGCCCATGCCGGCCAGGCCGCCGATCAGCTTCCAGGCCACGCCGCCGCCGGCAACGGTGGAAATAGGTTCGCTCATGTTTTGGACTTTCATAGTTGAAGTAGTGTGGTTGCGTAATCAGGCATAACGGTTGCAGGTGACGGTTGCGCGCCATGCCCCGCCATACCCCAGCAACAGCGCGTTATTGGCGAGAACTTCGAGAACGCCGTTATTCAGGCGCACATCTTCGGTGCCAGCCACGGTCTTGGTCTGGTAGGTGTTCGTGTTGCTTGCGCGGCTGTAGGTGAACTTGGCCATAGGAACGGGGTTCCGATCGCCTTGGCCCATGACGAAGGTGACGTCAGCGATGCCCAGCGTGCCGATGTATTGCGTCAGGTCGATCAGCGGCTGGTATACGCCGCTCGCCGCCGCGATCTGGCCTTCCGCGGCGACCACGGCGGCATCGCCCACGGTGATGATCGAGTTAGTCGGCGACTCTGGCCAGTCGAGGGTGTAAGTTGCCTGCGTCACCGGGATGTTCGAACGGCTCGTGCTCGAATAGCGGTTGCTGATGATCGCGATATCGGCCGGCGCAGTCACGTTGGCTTCCTTGTGGATGCCTGAATACCCGAAGCCTGCGGTATTCGTGCTGTCGATCCCGTTCCCCACGACCGTGATCTTCTCTGCTTTGCCCGTAGCTGGAGCGCTCAGCCGGATACCGGCCGCCGTGCATGCGCGCAGGCCATTGGCACTGATCGTCAGCGGGCCGCGCTGGTCCACCAGTGAAATCGCGTCGGACACCTTTGTGATCGTGTTGGCGCCGATAGTGTTCACACCATAGTTGCCGCGCGGGCCAATGCCAGCCAGTATGCCGATCCCGGTGTTAGAGATCGCATTTCCCGAGACCGTGCAGCCGCGCGTGTAGGCGCTGTTGAGCAGAAACAGGTCAGCATCTGCTGCGTTCAAAGCTGCAGTGGTCGTATCGCCAGCCTCGTTGCCTTCCAGCGAGATGCCTGCGGAGGTGAAAAGCACGGTGCCGTCGTAAGCAATATCGCGAATCGTGTTGTCGCAGGCCGTGCTGTTGGACGAGCCGACTAGGGCGACGCCGATACCGAAGCCGCCCGAAACCGTGTTGTTGTTCGCCCGGTTGCCGTTACCACGCTGGAAGCAAATGGCGCGGCCTGCCTTCGTGGCCAGGACATGGTTGCCGCATGCCGAGCTGTTGTTGGTGTTGAAAATGTAGATCGTGTTGTCACCGCCACGGCGCATCACGTTGTCGTCGACCCGATGGTTATCGCCGCCGGCGATGCAAAGTAGGGTGCCGTTGAAGTCGATATCGCAGTCGAGGACCGTGAACTGGTTGCAGTTGTAGGCGACGATGCCGAAGCCCCAATATGCAGCCGGCACCGCCGTCCCCGCCGGGCGATTGATCGATGCCGTTCCGGCACCAGTGCATCCGGCCTTCATGCCGAGCAGCTTGATATTGTTGCAGGTGTCGAACATCAGCAGGTTGTTCGATTCCCACGTGATCTGCGCGCCGCTGAAGTCGAAGGTGACATTGTCGACGCCGGTCATATACACATTCTGCGCCAGGCGGAATTTGCCCTTCACGCGAACGTAGCTGTTTGCCGGCGTGGCATTCAGCATCTTCTGGAAGGCGGCTGTGTCGTCGGTGGTGCCTTCCGCCACGGCGCCGAACTGCTGCGGCTTGATCGTGTCGCGCAGCTCGTCTTGAATCGTGCGCTTGATCGCGCCAACGCCTGCCTGGATGAAGCCGACGAGAGCAGATCCGGCAGCTTTGAACAGCCCGCCCACCACCGCCGCAATGCTGAACTCGTCCGACGTGCGAGCGTAGAAGACTTGGCGCTTCTTCGAGTCCTGAACCAATTCAGAATAGGCGCCGTCGAAGAACACGTTCGCCGGCGTGCCCGCGCGCAGGATGTAGCCGTTCATGGTGCGCAACGGCTGGGCGGCAGGGATGGTGCCGGCAGCGTCCCAGTACACTTCAACTTGCGCAGTGATCGGATTTTGGTTCGGCTGGCCGAAGTACACGTAGCCGTTGTCCAGCGGCTTGCCGTCGAGGCCGGTGTAGACTTTGAAGGGTTGTTCGACTGGGAGCATGGTTCCTCGATCAGTGCAGGGTTGCGCCGGCCGGGCGGGCCGCTGGCGGGGTTCGGGGTTGAGTAGTGGCGTGCGCGCGGGTCAGCGCCTGCTCGATGCGACGCTGCAGCTGACGATTCTTGACCTGCTTGGAGAGCACGCGCAGGGTGGACAGCACCGGGACTGGGAGGCCGGTCATGGAGCCGGTAACGCCGGCTTCAGCGAATGCCGCGAGCAGCACGCTTGCCGTGTTCGAGGTGTTCACAGATCCGGGCGGTGTGGTGTAGATCACTTTCGCCAGGTCGTTGAGGTCGCGCAGGTGCTGCGCGCCTTGCTTGCCGAAGAGGGTCTGTAGGCGGCCATCGGAGTCGAGACGCTTGATTGCGCGGTCCAGCTTCGGCACGGACAGGATCACGTTGCCGCGCTGGTCGGTCGCAGTATTCGCGAACGCCTGCTCCTTGATCCAGTTCATCGTCTCGCCCTGCAGGTCTTTCCAGGCCTGCTGGCCCAGGTCGCGAATCTCGGCCGGTGCATCCACGCCGTGCGTGAGCGCGCGGCGCACAGCCGACACGTCCTCTCGGCTGGCGTTCAGGATGGAGTGCTCGAACACGTCTGCAATCGCCACCTTGCGGTCGGCCATGCCGCGCTTGTTGTTCAGCAGGGAGGCGACGACGCCGCGGTCCTCATATTTCTTGGCCAGGTTCTCGCGTAGCCGGCGCGCCTGGCGGTACAGTGGACCGATTGCTGGCTCGGTCGCGCTGTCAATCGCGCCCTTCAGGATGGCCGAGTTTCGGATATTGGTCGGCTCGTAGTCGGTCGCGTTGCCGATCGCGCGGCGCAGCAACTCAGCATTCTTTACCGTGGTCGGCTGGGCCACCAGGTTGCCATCGGCGTCTTCGATCGCGGCGCCCAAGCGGATGGCACGCTGTCGAGCGGCGCCCAGCAATGGCGACACGGCGGCGTCCGGCGCGCTCTCGTTCAGGAAGTCAATCGCGGCGTCAAGCGTAACCGGCGCCGCGCCCTCGGCGGACTTCTCGGCCTGCTTGTAGGCGACGCGCACGCGGCCCTTGTCGTAGTCGAGGCCGGCGCGCAGGCTGGTGTCGACCGAGCGTCCGGTGCCGGCCAGGTCCGGTGTTTCCTTGCCTGTCTGGTCGATCAGGTTGTCGAAATGCTTAAGTACCTGCTCGTTCTGGTCCGAGTAACGATCACGTAGTTTGACGCCGTTCTCACCCTTGGCCGTCTCCTGCTCGAAGCGTAGTTGCTGCTGGTCGCGAGTGGCCTGGCCGAGGGTGAGGTCAATACCGACTTGGTCGGCGACCTGTTGTCGCTGGGTGGCCATGTCAGTGCCGGCTGCGCCGACGCTGCCGCGCGTGCCGGGCGTCGAGGTCGAATCAGGGTTGCGGCTCAGGGTGCGCTGCACGCGCTCAGCAATCGCCGGCGCTGCGGTACGGATGCGAGCGATGCCGGCCTGCGCCGCAGTGCCGCCGATGTCGCGCGCCGCTGCGGTTACGCTGCGCGCCGCCTGCGCAGCAGTTCCCATTTCGGCCGTCAGTGCAGTTGCTGGAAGAGCCGCCGCCAGAGCTTCGCCAGCGGCAGCAGCCTGCTCTTGACCGGACTCGGTGCGCGGCTGGTAGGTAAGGGCCGATGCCGCGTCGCCGGCGGCCTGCTCGACCTGGCGTACGCCGGCTTGCGTGCCGAACGTGCCGTCCATGACTGCGCCGGCCAGCCCCTTTACCGTGCCTCCGAGTGCGCCGATTGCGCCGCCAGTGGCCCCGGTTGCGAGCGCCAGGGCAGCTTCGCCAGTGCCGATTGCTTTGTCGGCCAGCGAGCGGGGTGGGGCCGGGGTAGGTACAGCGGGCGCAGGGCCGGAGCCAACGTCTCGCGGCACAGCGTCGCCGGCGCGGCTCGTCCTAATCTGGTTCACGCGCTGGCGGAGCGAGTCGGAGTTCGGGTCAACGTCGTCCGGGATGTTCTGGACGGTGATGCCATCCTTGGTCGTGATCGAGTAGGGCATCAGTAGTCCACCACCACGTTTCGCGGCTGAATGGCCGGGTCTTCCTTGGTGGCCGGGACGCCGAATTTCTTCCGCAACTGCTCCTCACGGCGAGCGGTGATGTCCCGAACCTTGCCCAGCACTTTTCTGAACTCGCCTTCATCCTGATAGCGGTCCAGGTTCGCCGCGATGCTCTTGACGAACATGATGTCCTTGTCGGAGGTCGGACCCTTCAGTTTGTCGAGGTTGAGAGCGCCGAGCATGTTGCTGAGCTGCTCGATCTTGCCAGCGACCGCGCGGTTCTTCGTGCCGGGGATAGAGCCTTTCCAGGCGGAGGTGCCGGTTACAGCCGCCAGAGAATCTGGATCGCTGAAGATCTCGTCGATCAGCCCGGTGACGCTCTTGGCGGCGTCGATTTGGGTTTGCGCTTCGTCGGCACGCTCGCGCACCTTGTTATCGAGGTTGGTTTGCGCCTCCTTGATCTTCAGGCCAAGTTCTTGCCGTTTCAGGTCGTTGTCTGCCCTGGACAGCGCAACTTTCATCGTCTCGATCCGCGCCTGCTGCTTCTTGTAGTCGATGTCGGACTGCAGCGCCTTGATGTCCCAGCCGCGCTTTTCGATCTCACCCAGGGCGTTCTGGTCGGCGTATTTGGCAATCACTCCTTTAGTGGTGGCATCAGCTTCGGCGGCATTGGCGTCGGCGGCTGCTTTGCGCTCCATGTCCGGCGCGGTCTTCTGCTTGCGCAGTTCATCGCCGATCCGCCCGTAGTTCTCCGCGAATTTCTCCGGATCCTGGGTGAATGCCGCCCACTTGAGCAGCTCGCCGCGAACAGCGTCTGGATGAGTGTCAATTGCGCCCAGGATTTGCTTTTCGTGCGTGGATTCCATCCCGCTGTTATCCAGTGCCGCAATGCGATTCTGAAGCAGGTCCTTGGCTGCTGCGGTGTTGCCGCTTTCGAGGGCAAATCCAACCTGTAACGCAGCTTCGCCCTGTGATTTGCGTAACGCCGCATCCTGCTGATCCCAGGCTTGCTTCGCAGCTTCGCGCTGCTTCGGCCATTTCAGAGCAAGCGCAGCCGCGGCTTGTGCACTTGGCCGGGCGTTGAATGCGGCAACATCGGCCTGATACTGCGCTTCCTGTTGCTGCGCGATCTGCTGTGCTTGCTGTTGTTGTTGCGCCTGCCGATATGCGTCGCCCAGTTGCAAGCCACCTTGAATGTCGCGCAGGAAGTCCTGCTGCGGGACCATGGCCAGATAGTTGATCGGTTCGAATGCCATCAGAATTTACCTCCACCTGCACCGCCGCCTGAGGCTCCGGCGATAGCGCTGCCAATCTTGAGTAGGTCTGCGAAGCCTTGGCGAGCCACGCTACCGTCCGCAATCTGGCCGCCGGCGATGGCTGCGCCCTGTTGTTGGAACAGGTCCGAAACGCGCCCTGCGGTGCTCAGGCCGGCCGCGCCTACGCCAGCCGCAGATGCTTGGCCAATCTGCGTGATGCCACCTAGGCGCGAGTACTGCTGCTCGATCAACTGCGCGAGGATGGCTGGGCTTAGTTCACCGAGCGCGCGTTGCGTGTTCCCGCCGCGCAGGCCTCCAGTAGCCGATGCGTTCGCCAGAATGGCGTCACTGCCTGCCTGCTGGAGCGTTTGGAACTGCGGCGAGGACTGAATGCCACTGATTGCAGCTGCCTGCGCGTCGTTGCCGTTCAGGCCGAGCAAATCTTGCTGCCCGGTCAGTGCGCTGGTGCCGGCCAGGGTGTATGGCGCCAGACCCTTGGTAAACTGGTCGAGCGCGTCGCGTTGGAAGGCGATGCCTTTGTCTGCGCTCTGCGATTGCGTCTGCGCGGCGCTCTGTACGGCGTCTGCTTGGTCACGCGCGCCAGTGATATAGCCAATGGCTTTACCTATGAAACTCACTTAGAAATCTCCCAGTCGTTGCGGGTCATGCCCAGGATGTGGACGCCGAGCAGCTGACCGTTCTGGCGGCAGGCATTGCGACGCACGCCCTCGTAAAGAAAGCCGAGCTTCAGGCAGTAGTTGCGCGCGGCGTTCAGGCCCTCGATCACGTAGGCGGTTACGCGCTCGATCTGCGGATTGGCGAAGGCTTGCGCGAGGCACAGGCGGCCCAGCGCGCGGGAGTGCGGCAGCGCGCGGCGGGTCAACAGGGCATGCACGTCTACTTCGACGAAGCCGGACTCGATGACCATGAATGCGCCGACCAGTTCACCATCGACGCGCGCGCCCAGGTAGTGCACGTTTGGATGATCGATGTGCGAAGCCGGCCTGTCGTCGTGGCCGACGCGGGCGATGTACGGATCGAGGAACAGCGGCGCGAGCGCGCCTTGGTCGGAGAGGGGCTGGAGCTCCAGCAGCGGCATGAAAATCTCCCGTCAGGGGTTCATGGCCGCTGGTAGCCTAAACTCAGCTATCGCCGGTGAATTGGCGAATGCATCGATTATAGAAATGACCTATGGAAACTTGCAACTGATTACGTAGTTTCCTATCGTCATGTGACCTGGCGACCACTCACATTGATGGAAATCGTTGCAGCAGTGGCAATCGTCGAGATGCTTCCGCCCGCTTCCAGTACATGACCGACGACATCGGGAAAGGGCCAGGATGCACCCGGAGCGATGATCTTCGAGAAGGCGTTCGTCGGGCCGGCAGTGCCGCTCGGCGGGATCAGGTGCACGGTTAGAGTCGCATTGGAGCCGCCGGTATTCACCGCGGTGAACTTGTCGATCAGCGTCTTGACCGAGTCAGCGGCGGTGAGCGGGTATTGCACAGTCTCAGTGTCTTCGGCAAACTTCGGCGGGATTAGGTTCTTCGGCGTCGTGGTCATGGTCAAACTCCTTTTGCGATGTTGGCGGCCTTCAGCGCGTTTGCGAGCGCGATGACGGTCGGCAGGTCGGTGGCATTGGCCGGATATGTTGTCGGACTGGTCAGACTGTCAGCGGTGCCGGCGGTTGCCACGTTCAGGTTCGGCACGCGGGTAGTACTGGCGATGACTAGCGGTGCGGTGCCGGTGGGGACGCTGCTGCTAATCTGATCCGACGCAGAAACCTTCTTGAACTTGGCGTCGGCTGCGGTAGTCGCGCCAATCGGTGTATTGTCGATGGTGCCGCCGGTGACTTCGACCTGGTCGTGGTTCTGGCTGCTGATCGTGCCCAGGTGAGCGCGCGGCGCGGTGTCATCCGGGTCGATGTGCGGTGGTGTCGCTGGTACGGATTCCAGGCGCTCAAGTGCCTCGGCCATCAGGGCAACCAGCGACATTGCGCCCTGCGCCACAGTCAACGCCGAGCCGGCCAGAGCGTTTGCCTCATCGATCGTCGCCGGCGTCGCGGCCACGTTGGCCAGCAGCTTTTCCAAGCCTGCGATGGTCTGCGGGACGTTCTCGGCAATGCGCGCAAGCTGTGTGCGGTCGAGTAGTGGACGATCAGGCATTCAGGGGCTCCAGTTGGGCTTCCAGGCGCGCGAAGGCCACATGTGCATCGCTCGTGCCTCGGAATCGCTGGATGCGCCACTGCTCCATCGTGCCCTGGCCCATCCATACGAGGCGTTTGCGGCGGTCGCCCTGCTGGCCGGCGCGTACGCTGCGCTCCATGCTCCAGGTCTCGCCGTCAAGGCTGTACGATGTCCAGACGACCGGATCCGCGCCGAATGCGACACGACCAGGCAGCCCGACGAGCTCCAACTGGTGGAAGATGGCCCCGAACCCGCCGTTGTAGACGATGCCTGTGCCGAACTCCCAGCCGATGGTCTGGCCGTAGTGGGTCGACACCGTTTCATCCAACCGACCCAGGGCGCCCGAGGTCGGGTCTGCGCACTGCCATCCGTTGTAGCACCACAGGAAGTCGCGCGCGCGGTACTGCGCCGGTGCGCCCAGGCCCGAATCGAGCGTGAACCAGACAGGCTCTTGCACTGCGGCCGATGCGGCAGCATCGTAGACCAGGGTGCGGTCCAGCAGATGGACGTAGAGCAGGGCGTGCGTATCGTTCAGGCGCGTCTCGAGCACGGCTTCAGCCAGTTGCGCCTCGGTGTAGTTTCGGAGTACCTTGTCGATTTCGCTGGTCGATATCTTCTGGCTTGCTCCATTGACACCGACCCAGACCGCCGGCGGCTCCACGCTCTGCTTTGTGCGGCCGCCGCCCAGGAATGCGATCTGGTCGGTGCCATCGACCTTGAACAGGGTTGCAGTATGCGTGCCGATAGCGCCGCGGTTGATCTGCGCGCCGGCCACCCGGGCGAAGGGATAGCCAGTGCCGCCGACGTTCTCGAACATCTCAATTGTGAAGCGGTTGACCGAGTAGAACTCGCCGGCGCGCGCCGTCAGGTTGCACTTGATCGGGTCCGGGTCCGCCTCGCTGCTGCCGTACTTGAGCGGATTCACCGACATCGGGTCGTTCAGGTCAGTGACGACGTTCGAAGTGCCGTCCGTGGTGACGAAATACCCGTCGCGGAACATCACATCGAGCACCAATCCAATATCGGGATCGATTACCTGTGTCAGGGCGCCGTTCCAGTAGTACAGGTTGCCGCCGCCGGCGATTGCCAGCCGGTCGAACGAGTAGTCAAAGCTGCAGCGACCAGAGCCGGCGATGGTGCCCAGGACGGTTACGGTGCCGTCGTCGTCCACTCGCACTAAGCTTGAGCCCTGCACGCGGTAGGAGACGCCGTTCCAGACAATGCCGCCGCGCGCTAAGCCGGGGCCAGTACCGACCTGCACGACACCCTCCGCCGGCCGCAGATAGCCGTTGCTGATGCCCTGCGCGCGCGGCACAGGCTGCATATTGCGTGGGTACGAGACGCGGAAGTCTGGCGCCTCGCTCGTGTAGATGCCGCTCAGGATGGGTATCTGCATGTCAGCTCGAAGGTTGAACAGCGAGGCAGCAGAACTGCGCACCTGCAGCACTGCCGCCGAACACGTTGTAATTGGCCAATGCGGTGATCAGCCCGGTCAGAAGAGCGATACCGGAGAGCGCCGGCAGAATCGAGGAGCGATATCCCTTGATCGTGCAGCCGGTGTAGTTGCCTTGCGCATCTTTGGTCCATGCCTTCACCTTGAAGACGACCGGTTGTGCGTCGCTCGCCTCGTACAGCAGGCATATAACGGCGGGCATCGCAGCAAACGCGCGCGTGAAAGTGATCGCGGCTTCGCCATTGGCATCCAAGCTCTGCACGGTCGCGCTCGACAGGCGGGGGTGCTTGTGATCGTCGCGCGCCGCCATACCGCCCGTACCCGCTGCGGGGACGTTCGCCTCAGGCGGGGGAGCGCCATTCGAGAGTAGCGTTTGCAGCTGCGCCATCGTCGGCGCGCCGCCGAAACCGGAATCCATTACCAACCCTCTCCCGGAATCGCCTTGCCCGCCGCGGTGCCGGCGTCCGCCACCACCGCCAGCGTGTCGTGACTGTCCGGCTTGGTGATAGTCGAGGTCTGGCCCGCCATCACGCAATAGTCCGACGTGTCCGCCGCGCGCACCGCACTCGTGTTCGCAGAGTTGTAGTGGTAAACGTGCAGATTGCCGCCGCCGGCTGCACAGGTGACGCGCACCTGCTTTTCTCCTTTGCCGATTGTGACGATCTGGCTGGTCGTGGTGGCCGAAAAGTTCTTATTGCCGCCCTGGCGGGGTGAGAACGGTTGTGCGATGGTCATGGTCAGATCCGATACCAGATGTTGTTGATGAAGTCGTACTTGAGGCGGAAGGGCAGGGTTGGGCCTGTCGTGGTCGGCGCGCCAGACAGAGCTGCACCGTTGGCGTTGACTGTCAGCGTGGTCACGGTTTGCGTGACGGTCACGAGAACTTCTTGGCCATGCGCGCGGTCGTCAGTGCCGGGCAGGATCACAGCCAAGTTCGCCGCCGGCGCGGTCAGCGTCACCTGAGCCCAGACGTTGCCGCCGGGCGTGGCCGGCAGGACCGTTACCGAACTGGCGTTGAGACTGTAGACGGTTTCGTCCGGCGTTCCCTCGATGGCCTGCTGCGTGTACTGCGCGATCTGGGCCGCCGTGACTTTTCGGGTGCTGCCGTTTTCCTTCGAGAAGATGGCGAGTTCGTCAGCATCTGCGATGTCTCCAGACTGGAATAATTGGTCGATGTTCGGCATGATCAGCTCACGGTGATGGCGTCGCCGCTGTCCGTCTGCAGCGTATCGGCCGGGCCAGGGAAGAACGGCTGGCGGTAGCGCCACGGCTTGTTGCCTGCGCCGACCGGCATCGTGTTAGGCATCGGGACCGGGCGGGCAGCCGCACGGGCAGCGTCACCGAGCAAGCGGTCATAGCCTTGCTTGGCTCGCAGGAGGGTGGCCGGCGTCAGCGTCTTGCCGCGACTGGCCGCGAGCTTCACCGCCAGGTTCATGTACACGGCTTCGACAGCACTGTCAGGGATGCCCGTGGCGTCATCGAGGCTGGAGTCATCCGGATTGGCCGGCAGCAGATAGCCGAGCGAGATGCCGACGGCGCCCCACGCGGCCATCATGGTGTCGAGGTTGCGCAGTGCGTTCTCAAGCAACTCCGGGCTGATGTCGTACACATAGCCGGCGAGCGCCAGTTCGGCGTAGGCCTGCTCGATGATCTGCTGCTTGGTCCACATGGTCAGCCCTTCGCCAGCGCGGCTTCGATACGCTCGGCCAGCTTCACGTCGCCCAGGCGCGGCGAGAACTCGACGCCCAGCTCATTGGCCTTCTGCTCGAGCTCGGCGCGGGTCGGCGGGGCGTTCTCGTCTGGCTGAACTCCGGCGGCGTCTGTACTTGCGGCCGGGGTTAGGGCAGCGCGCGCCTCGTCGGTCGTCAGGTGCCAGCCGTCCGCCAGCATGCTGGCCAGCTCCTCGGCATCTTCAGCGATCAGGTAATCGAAGTGCCCGCCGTGCATCTCTTCTTTGCCGCCGGCGCGGTAGACCATACGTGGAAAATCGGACATGCTTTTTCTCCTTAGTTTGAGTAATGGACTGCTTTGAATTTAAAGTCGCGCGGTAGGATGTTGAAGCGCACGGACAGACTGATAACGGGCGGCGTCGCAGCGGTGACCGCGAGTGCCCAGGTATCACTCTGCTCGGTGGCCGCCAGCGCAGCACGGTTCGTGAGGCGGCCGGCCAAGGTCATGCTGTCGCCGCCCTCAGTCCAGGCGATAGCAGTCGTGTTGCCCGTCTGCTGCTGGCTGTCGACGTTGCCGATCAGGGATGCAGAGTCGGAATCTTCGGCCCATGACACAGTAGCGCGATCTGTCGCTGTGACGGCGATCGTGCCAACGTCACTTGCCTCAGTCCAAGCCAGCGCGGCGCGGTTGATGGCAGCGGCAGAGATCGCACCAACGTCTCCAGCTTCGCTCCACGCCAAGACGGCGAAAATAGATGTAGGTGTAGCGGCAGCTGGCGTTGATCCCAAGCCAAGCGGGCGCAAGCCAAGTGGAGACAGACCGATGCTCAATTAACCCTCCGGCCAGCCAGTCTTGACATCGTAGGTGGCAACTGCCGCGAACGTGGAAAGAGAACGTAGATTAGCTTCGTGAATGTCCGAGGCAGAGCGGATCGCCTTGGCCCGCAACCAAGCCGCGCGCATTGCCTCGATTTCTGCAAGCTCGGCGCCTGTCAGTGCTCTGGTAAAGCGAGCTTCGTTCAGCTCATTGAGGCGAGCGTTGTAGTTCGACTGCTTCCACTCCGGCAGAAATGCAAGGATCTTCTGTCGCGCCAATTCCTTGACGACTGGAATAAGCGGTGCGACAGCTTGCGTTACCGTGAAATTATCAATGATGACCTGGGCTGCAACTGCATCGCTCGCATACCAAGTGCCATTTTGGCATTCAATAGCAATGCCTGCTGCGGCCACGGCTTCAGCAAGTCCTGGATAAACGCCCGGACCCATGTAGATGCGATGGTTGTTGTCGTAGATCATTTTATGTAAATGACATATTGACCACCAGCACTGCGCGTGTTCGCGCTGCCTGGCGAATCGCCAACCGAAGGCGCAGCACCGTAGGTCGCACTCTTGTTGAAGAACATGACGTCTCGGTCGCCGCTGGAACCCATGCCGGAATGACCCGCGACAGTGGCAGAAGTCAAAACGACTGCCGCATCGGCCTGGATCATGAAGTAGTACCACCCAGGCGACAGGAAGAACGGCGTACCAAGCGTAATCGTCTTAATGCCGGTCGCCGTGTTGACGCCGATCTGCGATGCACTGGTGAACTCGGTAATAAGGTTCCCAGGAAGGCCATCCGCGCCCCACTCGTAAACCGAAATGCGCACATTTCCGGTCGTGGTGACAGACGCCGCCTTCACCCCGATGGAGGTGATGCGCTTTCCGTACGCATATTCAGAGCCAATATAGACCCTGTTCCCGGCAGTCATCGTCATGGTCCCGACATTGCTGTCAAGTTGAATGCGCGTGTTCGCCGGGGTATACGTCTCGCCAACAACACCTGACAGCGAATTAACAAGCGGCAGAGCAGGGCGTTGCGTGACGGTTGACGCGCCCAGAATGATGTCGATGTTCGCAGCGGTTGCGCTGAGCGTGAGCGTCGAAGGGCTGGCTGTGTTATAGCCGGTTCCGGCAATCCACGTCGTTGCCACCTCGTCGCGCGTCAGCACATTGGTCGACAGGTTCAGCAGCCCGCGCCCACGTTCAGCCTGCGATAGCTGGGCTTTTGTGCCATCTGTGTACTCGGCGATCTCATAAGAGACTCGTCGAGTACCACTGGTCCCGAATGCATCGGTGGGCTGCGGGAAACCGGTCACGCCAGCAAGCGTGATCGTGCCGGAGCCACCTGTGCCGTTGTGGGTACAGCGGACGAAATCAGCAAGCATTGGCGCCTCCCTTATCTGCTCGATTGATCACGGATTCCCGCCAGTAATCGACCAGCTGGTGACGGAAACCTGCAGGCCCGACGTGATCGTGCTTGTGTTCAGCGTCATCTCCGTTCCGACACTGCCGTCCATCACGAAAGTGTTATCCGACTTGGTAACGCGGAACCAGGTTGCCGTGCCAGATGCCGAGGCATTGACCGCAGCCGGCAAAGTGGGTGACTGAACGCCACCAGACGATGCTGGTGCAAACGGAGAGCCGAGTGTGAAGGTGGCAAGCACGTTGGTAGCCGTGCCGCCGGTGGCCGGGCGCGTGCCGTCGTAGATGACCAGCTTCCCCGCATTGCCGATGATCGTCGCGTTGGCGTCGAGCTTCGCATTGCGCAGAGCTGTCGAATATCCTGATGCCATGTTGGCTCCTTGAAGCTAAAAAAGGCCCGCTACTTGAGCGGGCCGTGAAGCCCGGTTACCCGGACGGAGGAGACAACGACAGATTAGGTCTGGCTGAACAGCTCGATGCCGGACATCTGCGGCTGCAGGTTGACCAGGCCGTAGAACACGTCCCAGCGGTACTTGGTCGACAGGTCGCCGATCGCACCCTGGCGTGCCATGGTCACGGTGATGCCGTTGTCGGTGGTGGCCGACATGGTGGCCATGCCCGAATCCGGCGCCGGCTGGTACTTACCCGGGATGATCTCGAAGGCCTCGTCCTGCCAGAAGGGCGCAACCACGCTGGTGACGGTGTTCAGCCAGCTGATCGCGGCGCCGTTGGCCGGGGTGGCAGTGACGTTCTTGTACTGCAGTTCCGGATCGGTCGGCGACGAATCGGCGGCGATGATCGGCGGCGAGATGGTGATCACGCCCGAGCCGCCGGCACCCGACACGATGGCGGTCACGCGGAAGGTTTTCAGGCTGCCTGTGTCGGCCTTGGTGATGTGATGCACTTCGTTGACGCCGGCGATAGTGAAGGCGTCGCCGACCTTCACGGTGCCCGAGGTCACGGCGATGGTCAGGTTCTGGAAGCGGTTGTCGACGTTCGAGATTTCGCCGGTGGCCGCAGTCGAAGTCGCCTTCGGTACGTAACGCTGGTTTCCGCCGTTGACGGTCACTGTGACACCAGCAGCCGCAGCCAGGCGGTAACCATAGTCCAGCTTGTAGGTATCGAAGTTGGCGATGGTGCCGACAGCAGCTTTCTCGTACGCGGTCAGGGTCTTGCCGTTCAGGGTCTGACGCTGGGCCAGATTCGACGCCATCGAGTTGTAATGGTTGCTCGGCAAGGTCAGCTTGCGGCCGTCCATCTGCACGCCCATGCGGTTGAACGCGTCGTCGATGGCTGCGACGTCGTCGAAGCCTGAGGCGGCGGCGGTGCGCTTCACGACCACGGTGCCGGTCAGGGCGGCCAGGTTCGAGCAGTCGACGTTGATGTCGGAAGCCAGGCGCTGCATTGCGGCCTTACCCAGGCGCTGCTCTTGGAGGGCGTCGCGCAGTTCGGTTGCCGACAGGGTCAGCGGGACCGAGTGGCTGTAGCCAAGCGATGCCGGAACCGACAGCTGGGTATAGTTGCGGTTGAAGTTCGAAGACTGGTCGATACCGGTGAACGACTGTGCAACGTACGGCATCGGGCGCCAGAAGGTGTTGCCCGCGCGTTCGGCTTCGGTGCCGTCGAAGGTCTGCTTCTTGAACAGCTTGGAAATGATCCCGGCGTCCTGGAAACCTTCCAGAGCGAGGTCGAACGCTACTTTTTCTTCTTTGCTGAAGTTATTGGCCATGATGGCTCCATAGAAAACGATTGAGGAAATTGCGGTCGATGCCGCTTGCTACTTCGCTCATCCGTTTCCGGCCGGACGGTGGCCCTTTTACTGCAGCTGCCCTTAGGTGGGCGAATCCTTGGTGACCTCGTTTGACGCAGAGGCCTCGCGGCTGCTTATGCTGCTTTTGCTGCTTTTTCTCGCTGCTGACGGCGGTATGCCGCGATCTTAGAACGATCGCCGGTGCGGTCGGCTTCTTCTTCCAGCTTGGCCAGCGTGTTATCGATGCTGGTCGCGCCGGTCGTGCCGCGCACCTGGCGTTCCGGCGCCGGCGGCTGCTTCTTCGATTGAACTTTCAATTGGCCCACCAGTTCGGCGACGGCGAAGGCATACTTCACCGGGTTCGAGATTGCGGCCAGCTCCTTGAGCTTCGCCGGGTTGCGGCCGAGGGCCGTCACCAGTTGCGCCGACACTTCGGCGGTCTTAGGGCCATCGACCAGGATGTTTTGCTGGATCGGGCTGAGGGTGGCCAGCACGACCGATTCGGCGTCTTCGAAGCCTGCCGCCTTCAGGGAAGCGCCGGCAGCGCGGTAGGCGCTGACCTTGCCTTGCCATGCAGCGTGCTCGGCCTCCTGAGCTTGGCGTGCAGCCGCGGCTTTCGCATCGGCAGCGCGCTTGCGCTCGGTCCATGCCAGCTTCGCGTCGGCGTAGGCTTCAGCGTCGTAGTCGCAGCTTTCCAGCGTCGGCATCTCGCCGACCGGATCTTCCTTGGCCTGATTCGCCGCTTCACGCTGGGTCTTCTCGGCTTCCAGTTCGCGATTGCGGCGCTTCAGCTCCTTGGCTTCCTTGCGCAGCTCCTTCACCCAACCCGGGGCAGGCTTGCCCTCGATTTCATCCTCGTTCGCCGCCTCGGCTTCGTCACCGAAGCTGATGACAACTTCATCAGCAGATTCTGCGGCGGCAGCATCGTCGGCCTGCGTCTCCGCTGCCTGACTTTCTGCCGCCGCTTCGTCGCCTTGCGGCTGCTCGATGTGCTGGTCCTGCTGCTCTTGCTGCTGGTCCTGCTGCTGATCGTCGAGTTCGTCCATTGGTATCCTGATTTTTACTCACCGATAGGCCGGTGGATGCCGATGAGCAAAATGATAGGAGGAAACTATTACTGCTGCAACATAGTTTGATGTGATTTATTTCGGTGTTGCGTGCTCGCGGCAGGAATTGTTACTGATCGCCTCCTTGCGGCTGCACTGCTGCCTGTTGCGCGGCCTGCGCCATCTGCTCGCGAGCCTGAGCGACACCTTCGACGTGTTGTGAGACCGCCAATGCATGGTCGGCTTGCGCCTGGTCGATTCCGGCCAGCTTCGTCACGGTGTCGGCGTTGGTCTGGTCGACCTTCGCGTGCGTGAGCAGGGTGTCAGCCTCGGCCTTGCGCGCATCGGCCAGCGCTTTTTGCGCCGACGCCTGCAGGAACTCCGCGTTCGGGTCCGGCTGCTGCGCCGCGGCGGCCTGTTCCTGCGCCAGCTGCTTCTTCTCGTCCTCGGTCGGCTCGATCACGCCCATCTTGACCAGCTTGCGGCGGTAGAAGGCGCGGATGTCAGCCATGCCTTCGCCTTCCAGGTTCATCAGAATCATCGACGTGAGAACCGTCATGGTCTCGGGATCGGTCGTCATCTGCAGCACACCGGTCAGCTCCCGCACCAGCGCGGCCTTACGGCTCACGGACGACGGGCCAACGTCCGGCACCACGTCGAACTTGGCCTTGCTCAGGTCGTTGGCCAGGTAGCTTTCGCCGGTCTCCTTGTTGATCATCGGCTTAAGCAGTTGGACCTGCCCGGGCTGATCGTCGCGGCCAACAGTTTTCATCTTGCGGCCGTCCTCGTGGAACAGTTCCTTGGCCATCGATTGCCAGACCTCTCCGACGCGCTTGATGGTCTTCTTGAAGTTATCGATGTAGATGAAGACCTGCATGTCCAGGCGCTGCTGGATCAGTTCGACGGCCTTGCCGGACTGGTTCGGCTGCAACTCTTCGCCGGCCTGCTGGCTTCCGAGCATCTCTTCAAGCGATGTCGCGGCAAGCTGTGCCAGGGCCGCCATTGCCGGCGGGAGGTTCGGCGCCTTGGTGTATTGCAGTACAGGCAAGCTTTGCTGTTGCGTCTGGGGGTCGGTCACCGGGTTCAGAAGCAGGACCGGGTATTTCTTGATCGCGTCCTCTGCCCACATGGTTGCGTGCCCAGCAATCATCTCCGGCGTCACGATCGGCTTCTCGATGTCGAAGCGCGCCGCCATCTCGGCCAGCCAGGACTTGATCATGTTGTCCAGCACCTGCGCGTCGCGCGCCAGGCGGACATGGCCTTGGTAGCGCTCAACGCCGTCGATGAACATGCGCTTGCCGTAGAACGGGATCACAGGGATGTGGCAGCCGGCGATGTAGCCCTCGTCGGACAGGATCTTCCCGCCGCTCATGATGTACTTGTGCACCTTGCGCACCTTGCGGCGCTTCTCACGTAGCCAGCGGAAGCCCATTGCTTCGAGTTCGCCGCGCTTGTTCGGGTCGTCGTCGAGTTCCTTCTGTGTGACCTCCATCACATCCGGCTCACCGTCGCCCAGGGCCAGACCTTGGAAGAAGTGCACCAGCTCCTGCTTCTCCTCGACCTCGTAGACCTCGGCCACCCAGACGACATCCGGCGTGCACCAGTCGTATTCGGCCTGCGTGATGTCCTTCGGCCAGCTCGCCGGATCGTCGCCGTATTCGTCCTTGTAGTCCTCGGGCGTCATGCTCGACAGGACATAGCAGCGCTTGGCGTCGGACTTGTCGTACTCCTTTCCGTCCAGGCTGAAGAAGACCGTGCTGTCGGCCTCGTGAATCGGCTTCAATGCGATGCGCTGGCGGGTATCCTCATCGTCGCTGTCGTCCTCGTAGCGGGCCTGCAAGCGCAGCGCGCCCATGCCGCCCGTTGTGCCTTCTTCGAAGCAGTTGTCGTAGGCGTCCTGGCCGCAGCTGTCCTGCTCATCGGCGCGGAACAGGCCATCGAGCGTGTCAGCCAGGTCATCGGCGCCCGAGCCGTCCTTCGCGATGAAATCGACGCTGATGCGGTTGTTGCGGTACTCGTTGATGACCCGCAGAACGGCCAGGGCCACCTTGTTGAACTCGAACCGCGGCTTGTTCTCGAACTGCTCGCCGACCGGACCTTCCCATTGCGCGCCCGGAATCCAGCAAAAGCGGCGATCCGCTAAGCACTGAATGCGCACGTCGCGTGTCGCGGTCTGGATGTTGTCGAAGTCTTGCAGGAAGAAGCCGTGCTTGTCCTTCAAGCGCTGCTCGTTCGATGGGCGGCCCATAGCTGATGCCTTTCGGAATGAATTTCCGATAGTCTATAGCTATGGATTGCGGAAGGGAAACAGATTCGATGGATGCGGCGCAGTGGCAGTTATGCGACGGTCTTGCCTATCTCGGCGGCGGCCCGAGTGATGGCGCGGCGGGTGGCGACTGGAGCGTCATCACCCGTCATTACCTCGGCAAAGATGAATTTCGCTTGGCCGCTGTGTATGAAGTGCGTTTTCGCTACCGCACGGTCGTGGAATACCTCCAGCGTGAGCCGAAGCTTCACGATCAAATTGAACGTATCATCGCTGTGCCGGAGCGGATTCCACCCGAACATGGTCGACCCATCCTCGAAGTGCAGGTTCACCCACTGCTCACCCTCGACGGTTTCGACCCGGATAGCGCCGAGTGCGCGCGAGGCCAACACCAGCAGCTCGAAGTCTGCTGGGTCCAGCTGCTTGCGCGGCGGCGCGGGGAGTTCGTCCACCTCTTCGATGTCGTCGTATGGGTTCATGCTTCGATTTTGCGGAAAAATCGCAAGGCAACGTTGGTGCACGTTTCGCTGGTCTGATCGCGCTGAACATCAACGACAAGGAAAGGCGCCGATGTTCGACGCAGTTGAGCAATCCGGAAACGCATGCCTGCCTTCCAGTTCAGCTGCGGAATGTCGGCTGTCAGTTCTACGAGTTCGCCTTGCTCCATCATCCCTCCGTTGTCATTCCATCATTCTACCTGCGCCGGCTGAAGGCGGATACTGCGGGGATGGGCGCGGACGTTGCAGTCTTCGCCGCCGCCTGCGCACGACGCGCTCCTTCACACGCATATCGCAGCGCGTCGATCACGTGGTTGTCCTTGTCTTCGAGGATCGGCAGCACAAGCCCGGTCAGCGGATCGGTCTTGTACTTGTACAGCGTCAGCTCGTCGATCAGGTGCAGGCAGCGCGGATGGACGATGATGTCGAAGGATTTGAGCCACTGGATGCCGTCTTCCAGGCTGCCCGGACCTTTCACGGCCGGCAGGATCTTCGGGAACCCGTTCTTGCGCATGTGGCTGATGGTCTCCGGGCGGGCGCTGTCGGCGGTCAGCGGCCACTTCTCACTGTCGGGCACCGTCATGAACAGGGCGGGCGTGTCAACGATCTCGCAGCCGATCTGATAGGCCTCGTAGGGTACGTACAAGCGGCGTCCGACGATGTAGCACTGAATCAGCACCGTTGGGTCCACCGAGAAGCCCCAGTCGGCGCCCTGGCGCAGCACCGCGGTTGGATCGATGTCGAATTCCTCGATGGCCCAGTTCTTGAAGACGCGCGCTTCGCTGTTCTGCTCGTACTTGCCGAGCCAGACGTGGGCGTACTTGTCCGGATCGCGCGCCCGGTCGTACTCCATCTCATCGCGCAGCACGTCGGGGAACCACGGATTGTCCGTGTAGTTCACCTCGACCACCGTCGAGTTCGGCGGCGGGTTCTCGCAGCGGATGAGGGCGTCAACCGGGTCAGTGGCCTGGCGCGGGTTCCATGTGAACCAGATTTCGGAGCCGGGCTTACGGATTGTCGGGCGCAGCAGGTCGAGCGAGCGTTGACTGAGCGACTGAGCTTCTTCAACCCATGCGATGTCGAAGCCCTCCAGAGACTTGATCGTGTCAGCGGTATGGTTCTGCATGCCCTGAAAGATGATCTGGCCGCCATTCTTGGACTTGATCATCGTGTCCTGCACCTCGAAGTAGGCGCCCGCGTTCAGCGACTCGATCTTCCCCTCCAAGAGCTTCTTCACGGACTGCTTCAGCGACTTCTGCACCTCGCGGACGCACACGGCATCGGTCTTGGTCATCAGCGAGCGCTCGATCAGCATCTCCCCGAAGAAGTGCGACTTGCCCGAGCCGCGGCCGCCGTGCGCGCCCTTGTACCGGGCCGGCTCCAAGAAGGGAAGGTAGATGCGCGGCGTCTGGATGTCGAGTACGGTCATTTCTGCGGCACGTCGATCACGACCCGGCGAATCTCGGCTATTTGGACCGGTCCGCCGCCAGCGCCTGTCAGCTCGTTTGTCACCTTGTCGCCGTAACGCTTAGGGTCCCACTTGGCCAGCAACTTCAGGCGCGTCTCGATGCGCAATTTGCTCCGGCTGATCCATTCGGTATTCGCTCGGTCGCCGTTCTCGCCCTGGATCGTGTCGGAAGCGGTCTCGTCGGCGATGTCCAGGCATTCGGCGGCGATCTTGTCGAACCCGGCCTCGCGCGCGCACGCGAAGTCGGCGGAAAATGCCTCGTTTGCCCGTTTCCAATCGCTCACCGTACGAGAAGCTGGCATGTGATCATCCCGGCAAATCTTCTCCAGCGGCTCGCCATCGGACAAGCGACGACAAATCTCCTCCGCAATCTCCTGGGTGAATGTGCTCGGCCGGCCGCGTGGCTTCGGCGGCTCAGCAGGTGCTTTCGGCTCCTTACGCGGCATGATGGCTCTCTACAGTGGAATGTCTCAATTTTGCCACCAATCAACTCTCTGCCGGTAACGATTCGCAGTTCAGCTCCGCTCCCTGATGCTGCATCTGCTCCAGATTGCGGCGCATGGCGTTGACCAGCGACTCAGCGATGCGCATGCCGACGGTGAGACCGAGCAAGAAGCCGACGACGAAGCAGGCGATAGCGATCATGACAACTCCTTATGGCGATGCACGCAGCCCGAGCATTGCGGGTCGCTTGCGTGGGTTTTGGTGTATTGGCAATCGGTGTTCATACGAAACGGCGCTTCTACCATGAGAGCGATTCGCGTGTCCGGCGGCCCAGGGTGATAGCCGTCCTGCACGATCAGTGGAGCGTTGGCGATCGGGCGCGGCTTGTTGTGGCAACCATACATGCTCATGCTGACTCCAGCGGCGACCACCACGTCTGCGGCGACTGGCGCACGGTCTCAATGCGTTCATACGTGGCGCGCAGGCCCCAGCCAGGTTCGCGGATTTCAGCCGTGCTGCGCCGGGTCTTCTGCCGCACGCTCTCCTTGCGGCGCTTTTCTTCCCGCGATTGACCTGCAGGCTTCGGCGCATGCTCTCCGGGGCCAGCTACCCATACAGGCGCGACCGAGTGCCCGCTCGTCCAGCAGAAGATGTGCGCCCGGCCTTCCTTGCCCAGCTTCTCCAGGTTGTTGCGCACGTTCTGCGCCGTGATGCCGGTTTCGCGGTGGATGCGGTCGGCGGTGCCGTCGCCCTTGCCGTGCGGCTGGGTCGCTTCCTGTTCGGCTGTGCGCAGGGCAGCGGCTACCTGATCGAGTTTGGAGCCCCTCATGCTTTCTCCTTGAGTGCGCGCAGCTTGGCGCGATAGGTCTTGGTAACTTCGACAAGTTCAGAGACGGTCCATCGCTTTTCGGTGGGTGCGTACTCTAGGGCCTCGAGTTCAAGTACCGCCACTTCCCCAATGCGCGCCACGAGTCCAACTCGATACTTAGCCCGTGTCGTCCCACCCGGACGGTTGCAGCCCTTACGCTGTTTGTGCACGTTGCGCTCGTCGAAGCGCAGGTGAGAGGCATGGCCTCGGCTAATCCAGTGCCCAGCGTCCCAGCCACCTCCCACGCCGCCTGCGCCTTTGGCATCGAAAGAATTGCAGCAGATGCACGCCTGGTCCCGGTCACGGAAGCGGATGTAAGCATTGAAAGCAGTTTGAGCTTCACTGAGGTAGTCTCCTTTCTTCTTGTTGGCGGCTCGGTATTCGCGCAGTTGCTTGCGATCGGCCTTCTCTTTTTCCCTGCGTACGTGCGCAGACGCACAGGCCGGCGAGCAAACCTTTTGCATCGGGCGCACCTGGTTGAACTTGTCCTTGCAGACGGTGCACTTGCGCTCTCGGAGCTGGGTGCGCAGGGCGGTGGAGCGGGCGAGGGTCATGCCTCCCTCGGCACGATCACGGTCTTGTGGGTCTTGGCGCAGGTCTCGCACAGCACGGCCCAGTCGCCCAGATAGCCGAGGCGCATACCGCTGCGCTGGTTCATCGCTGGGTCGTCGTACTGCTCCTCGCCGGCGATGCGGTAAGGCGCCGCGTCAGGCCGATACTCGTCTGGCCCCCACTCGTAGCCCAAGTTCGAATCGTAGAAGGCCTTGCCGTCGCATACGTCGCAAAGCCGATAATCTGCTGCTGCCATGTTCAGGTTCTCCCTATCGTTGTTGTGCCGCCCGGCTGGCGGGCGGGGCGGTGTTACCAGTCGCTCGAGCTGGACGACGAGCCGCTGTCGTAGCTGCTGCTCGAGCACGAGTGATCGTGGCTGCTGTGGCTGTGGCTCGAGCCGTAATCGGTGCTCGAGTGCGACGAATGGCTGCTCGAGCTGCCGCAGTGACTCGAGCTGTGGCTCGACGTGCTTTCCGGCGCCGACCAGCTGGAGGCTTGGTTGATCGGGCTCAGTGGCGAAAGCGGATTCAGCGGGCTCAATGGATCGTCGTAGGTGCTGCTCGAGGAACGGCTCGATGTGATGCCGGAAGAGGTAGCAGGAGTTGCGGCGCGTTGAGTGGCCGCGGCAGAACGGTAGCTCTGTGCTCGTGCAATCACGGCGCTGCCCTCCGCACGACGCTTTGCAGCAGCCGCCAAGCTGTCTTGCAGCTTTTGCATCTGCTTGTCGTGCTGGTCGCGCTGCTTTTGATATTCGCGCTCGCGGCGCTTGGCTGGGATGTTGAAAGGCCAGAACATAGTTTTCTCCTAGGTGGACTGAAAAGGTGCGCTCGCGCGCGAAATGGTCTCAGTGCGTTGCTGCTTCTTGTGCGCCCACGATCCGCGAGCCAGGTACAGCACACAGGACGGGTCGTCTGCGTTCGCTGGCCGGTCGTGGTCGGTGCAGTCGCCGGTTCCCGCTTGAGCGGAAATGAACTTGGCGCAGGTGGAGCAGGACGGGTGGATGCGGTTCAATTGAAGCCTCCGCGACCTGATGCCTTGGGCGTCTCCGCCGGGCGGCGAAACCAGCGGTAAGCGGTGTCTTCAAAGCGGGTTTGCGCGCCGATGTACTTCATGCCGACATACCCGGGCTGGCCCTGGCGTTGCTTCACGCTGATCCACTCGCAGATGCCGCGGTCAGGGCTGTCCTCGTTCCACAGCTCGTCGCGATAGAGGAAGATGATGTTGGCCGCGTCCTGCTCGATGTAGCCGGACACGCCCAGGTCGGACATGATCGGGCGCTTGTCCGAGCGCTTTTCGCACTCCCGGTTCAGCTGGGCCAGCAGGATCACTGCGGCGTCCAGTTCCTTGCCCAGGGCGATCAGCCCGCGCGTGTACTCGCCCATCGCCTCGTGCAGCTTGTCCGACTTAGCGCCGGTGATAAACGACAGCTGGTCAATGCAGATGATGTCGCAGCCGTGCTGCCGCTTGATCTTTCGGGCCTTGGCTCGGATCTCCGGCACCGAAAGGCCGGTCTGGTCGTCGATGAACAGGTTCAGGTCGCGGGATGCGATCGTGGCATTCGTGATCGCGCTCCAGCGTTCTTCGTCGGCGCGCGTTTCGCCCGGCTTGCGCAGCCAGGACATGTCGACCCGGGCCAGCGCCGAGATGTTCCGGTCGTTCACCTGATTGGTTGACATCTCCATCGACAGGAACAGGGACGAGTAGTCGCGGGCCACGTTGCGGCAGATGCCCAGGCCCGCGGCGGTCTTGCCAGTGCCAGGGCGGCCGGCAATTACGGTGAGGGTGCCGCGCTCCAGGCCGCCGTCGAGCATCTCATCGAGGTGCTTAAAACCGGTCGGGATCGGGCGGACCTTGCCGTCCAGGCGCTGCTGCAGCAAGTCGATGTACTGGTCGAGAGTGGCGTCCAGGCGTTGCGGATCCTTGGCGGTCTTGCGCTGTGCCATGGCGTCGAGCTTGGCCGCGGCGTCGGCGATGCACTCCGTGCTGTCCTTGCCGGATTCCGCGTCGGCGGCCAGATCATGCGACAGAGCGGACAGCGCACGCTTGGTCGCCTTCTCGGTGATGATGCGGGCGTGGTACTCGATCTTCGACGCGCTGGCGGCGGACGAGTGCAGGCTGGCCAAGTAGGGCAGCATGTCCGGGTCGATCTTCTCGGCCAGGGTCACGGCGTCAACACGCTTGCCGGCGCTGATCTGGGCGGCGATCTCGGTGAACACGGTGCGGTGGTCGCCGCGGAAGAAGTGCGAGGCGCCCAGCTCGGGAATGCGGTCGAAGGCGTCGTTGTCGCGCAGCAGGGCACCGATGACGGCCTGCTCAGCTTCGATGTTGAACTGGTCGATCATGGGGCCTCCTTGTGGCTGCGCTGAGCCTGCTGGCCCACGGTGGTCAGGGCATAGTTGCCGTCAGCCGCCAGGAACCAGAGCTTGAACCAGTTCGACTTGACCGACTTCTCGAAGACCTGCGCCCAGGCTTTGTACCGCTTGGCTCCGGGCTTGGTGTATCGGTCCTTGAACTCGAGCCACTGCAGCCGCAGGAAGTCGGCCGGCAGCTTGACCTTCTCGGCGTAGGCGAACACCGGGTCGTCTTCGGGAATCGGGGTCTGGCCAGTCTTGCGGCATTCGGCAAGGAAGGTCTGCAGGGAGACGGCTGCTTTGCGCTTGGAGCTTTCGTCTTGCTCGCCAGGTTCGCCCCCCTCGGGGGGTATGGGGGGATGTTCTTCTGGTTTTGGTTCTTGGTTATTGGTTGGGACCTGATCCGCATCTGATTTCACATCAGACTTCGAATCTGATTTCAGATCGTCTTTAGCTCCGTCAGTAGCCTGCTTTGCACTCCAACGCGATTTGTTGGCGGACTTCGCGCGCTCTGCTTTGGCGCGATACAGATCGATTTCGCGGTCGCACCGCGCGCTGGTATGGCCAGCGTCGGTCTTGACGAAGAACTCGGCCAGGATGTCGGTCACTTCCTGCATGTGGTCGCGCATGCCGATGAGGCGCGCAACTTTGGCCGGGTCGGCTGGGAGTGCTTGCTCGGTGGTGTAGTAGAGATCGAGCATCCGGCGATAGGCCAGATCCTCCATGAGGGTCAGGTGGCGCGTGTGGGCGGCGTAATCGCCCAGGTGGAACGGGTAGAAGTTCATGGTCAGCGTTCCCGATCCAAGAGGATGATGCTCGCTGCACGCACGATGGTGACGCGACGCTCGACAACCTGCGCTTCATTACGGCGCGCGCACTCGGCTAGGGCTGCTTGCTCGTTGGATGCGCTGCCGGCCGCAGTGAAGACGTGCGGTGCGCCCGGGGTCGGGTAGCCGATGAGGAAGTCGCCGACTTCGTCAGGTCCGATGGCCTGGTAGTTCAGCATGTGGCGCCTTTCAGTAGGTCGACCTGGCGCGGATCCAGCGACTTGGCAACGTAGATGAAGCCCTGTTCGCAGTGCTCCAGTTCGGCGCGAGCCGCGGCCACACAGGCACGAGTGCAGATCGCCGAGGGCTGGCCATCGAACAGGCAGCCACGGCAGCTGGTAGCCGGCCTGGTGGTGAACTGCATCGATTCAGGGATGAGGGGTGCGCCGCGGTGCCCGAGCCAGTCTTGGACGCTTACGAGGCCGTTCATGCTGCCTCCGGCGAGCCAAACAGGGCCGACACAAGCGGGTCGCGACGGTCGATAGCCGGGTAGGTCTTGACGGTCTCTTGGCGCGGAATAGCGCAGGGTGCCGTATCTTCCGGCTCGGTCGTGAGCGCAGCTGTATCTTGCGGAGCGGCTTCAACCTTGGGTGCCGGGCCGATGTGCCAGGTGTAGAACAGCACAGCCTTGGCGCGGTGCTTCTGGCGATGGATGCGCTCTTCAGCTTCTAGGTCGTCGAGGCGGATGCGGATGGGCGGGACCGAGTAGCCAAGCAGGCGCGCGATTTCGTCAACCGTGCGCGGCGCTTTGGCGATCAGGTCTTCAACAGCTGATTTCAGGCCTATGGCTGGAACGTTGCGTTCGTACTTGATGCGTGGCCGGCGGCGTTCTGCCTGTGCCACGCCTTGTTTGTCGGTGTAGGTCGTCATGGCTGCCCCGCCTTGCGGAAGTGCTCAGCCGTTTCCTGCAGCTGGTTGATGCTCTGGTTGAGGCGGCCGAATTGGCTTTTCTCTTCCTGCTCATTGCCAGATGCGCGGGCGTCACGGTATACGCGATTGCGCAATACCACGTTGTCTGTCATGGTTAACAGTTTCGAAACATCAGGTTTTCGTGTTACTGTGTCCATCTCGTAGTTCCTCCTGTGGCCCGGCTCGCATCCGGGCTATTTTTTTGCCGCCTCGTGGCGCAACCGGAAGCCATTAAAGGTGCCTCCGCGCGTTGAAGCCCTTGCCGCTACCTGCTCGGCTTGTCATCCGACCGACACCCCGACAACCTCGGGATTCCCTGCTCGGCGGTGGCGCAATACCATTCGTCCGTACCGCGTTGTTGATGAGGCAGCGGTTAAGCGCGCTTTTCGAAATTCCGAGCAGCTTGCTCAGTGCCGTGAATTCACTCAGCTCTTTCGGGTTGAGCAGGGTTTCCAGGACTTCGGTGCGGACGTTCGGGTTCAGACTCATGTGTTTCTCCTTTGTGGTGCGGACTGCTTGGGGCAGCCTTTCGGCTGGCGGTACTGCTGTTGCTCAAGGGCTTCTTCCTGCTTGCAACTTTTTGGCCGGCAGGAAGTGACAGGTTGTGAATTAGGACGTAGGGACGCGGCGTGGCGCCGGCGGGTCGCCGAAGACAGTCGGGTTGAGTTCGTAGCGGGTAACTTGGCAGTTCAGGGCGGCTTCGACTTCACGGCAGCGTTCAGCCGGGACGTAACCCTGGGATTCCCACTTCTGGACCGCTTGCGGCGTCAGATCGAGAAGCCTGCCGAGAGCAGACTGGTTGCCAGCGAGACGGATAGCTTTTGCGATACCGGTTTCCATGTTCGTGCCTAAAGTTGTTCTTACAACCCTAGGTTACAGCATGCCGAGCCGAATTACAACTTATTTTTGCAGTGCTATCTACAACGCTTGCTTGTAAGATGGCTAAATGGAAACTATGGCCTCAAGAATCGAGCGACTGCTCAATGACAAGAACGGCGGCAACCAATCCGAGATGGCGCGTTTCATCGGGGTGAGTCCGCAGGCCGTGCAGAAGTGGATCGCTGGCGGCTCGGAGCCACGCGGGAAGAATCTCGAGTTGGCGGCCGAATTCTTGGGTGTGACGCCGGCCTTCCTGAAGTTCGGTCTTCAAGTAGAGCAGGCTGCTGAAATCAGCCAGCTGCTACCTGGAGCGCGCCGAGTGCATGCATCCGACGCTGACGATCCGAGCATGACGCAGATCATGAAGGTGCGGCTGAAAGTTCAAGCTGGGATTACGGGCTTCCAGGTCGAGCCCGAGCATTACGACGGTGAGACGCAAGGGGTGCCCACCAAGTGGATTGAGCGAGAGGGGCTGCACAAGTCCTCGCTGCTGTCGATTGTAGTCCGTGGAGACAGTATGGAGCCCGCCTTATATGACGGCGACGTAATAGTGGTGAACACCGCAGATAAGTCGCTGGTGTCTGGCACGGTCTACGTCATTAACTACGAAGGCGAGGCAGTCGTGAAACGGATGATTCGCGACGCGGGCCAGTGGTGGCTTGCCTCAGACAACCCAGATCAGCGCAGGTATCACCGCCAGTTGTGCAAGGGCGCCGAATGCATCGTGATCGGCAAGGTAGTGCGCAAAGAAAGTACTCATATCTGATTGGACAGGTAATGATGCATCCTTTACTAAGTCTTGCACTCCTAATCGTAAGCTATTTTTCAGCCTACTTCTCTCGACTTTATTTTCCAACGCTGGCCCGCATTCCAATGCTAGCCCTTATGGCAGGCGCGTTTTTTATCGAAATCGCTGTTCTTGTTTTTGTTGGTTCGCTGCGGAGCGCCATCTGATGGCATTCAAGGACGGCATGGCAGCAATTGCAAAGGTGCTCGAAGTCGGGGCAATCATTGTCGCGGCCAGTTGGGTCATTGGCGGAGTCTACTTCGCATTTGTTGGTGAAATCGGGCCAAGTCTCGGGTTTGGACTGATGTTTGGGATGATCTGGTTTGTCTGCCTATGGACACCTGCCTGGCTAATTCGAAAGTTTATCCAATGATAGTTATCATCGGTGCACTGGCCGGGGTAGGGTACGGCGGCTACGTTATTTCCAAGTTCTTTCGCAGGATAGGTGATCTGGAAAGGCGAGTAGCATTCCTTGAGGATCGCTCCCCACAGGCACAATATATTCGTGAGTTAGAGGATAAAGAAAAAGGCTGGGTCGAATAGGACGATCTGGGCTTGCGATGAAAGGCGCAACGGCACGCCACCTTGCCGAACATGGGGAAATAATGAAAAAGATAATTGCTTTAACCCTGATTGGAGCGGCGTTGGGAGGATGCGCCACTGCCAGCAAAGACATCGCCTCTACATACACGTCCCCGATTGCGTACCAGTCTTACGACTGCCAGCAGCTTGGTGCTGAGACGAGCAGGATACAGGCACGTGTAACACAGGTGGGCGGCCGGCTCGACCAGGCGGCAAGCAATGACAAGGCTATCGCCACCGCTGGGGCAATCCTCTTCTGGCCCGCGCTCTTTGCCCTTGGCGGCACCAAGGCTCAGGAGGCAGAATACGCAACCCTGAAGGGGCAGTATGACGCTGTCCAACAGGCAGCAATCGAGAAGAAGTGCGCAGGAGCGGTTGCGCCGGCTCCTCAAGTAGCGTCCGCGACCTAGTTCTTCCGACTTAACACCACAAGCCCGCCATGCGCGGGCTTTTTCACGCCTTCCCCCGGCTTTACAACTGACGCGATGTAGCGGATCAACTTTTTTCGCGTTTAATTACAACTTTCTCTTGCAATGCTGTGCTCGCTGTTGTAACCTGTGGTTGTAGTCACTAACGCAGCGAGCTCAGCACCCGCCGAGCTGCAGATGGAGAGCACGATGGAAGCAGCAAAGCATATTCAAGCAGAGCGCGAACGCGACGACCTTCAGAACCATAACGAGCGCGTTGAGTGGCTGAGCGCTGATGCGCCGCGTTGGTCGTGCGGAACGATGGTCGATGCCCACTCGCGCAACGTCCTGCTGCTGCAAAGCCGCGCCGCCCTCGCCGCAGCAGGTGCCGCATGAACACCCTCAAACTTCAGGACCAGCGCTTCATGGTCAGCCCCTGCGGCTACCTCAGCGGCACCTTTCACGTTTCGCAAATTGCGGACGAGTGCCCCGGCTGGACGGATGCAACTGAGCTCAGCGACATCGAAGCCAACGACCTGATGGTACGTCGCATGGCCGCCGCCGACCAACGCAAGCGCGAGAGCCGCGACGAGGACCGCGCCGAGCGGGCGCAGTGGCACCGCGAATACGACGCGCTGGGGATTTGAGCATGGACAAGCGCTCAATGCAGCTGCTCGAAAAAGCCTTCATCGCCGAGATTGAAGAGGGCGCCCACGGCGTTCTCGGCCTGATCCAGACCAAGAGCAAGCTGGCTCAGAAGCTGGAAGCCGAAGGCTATTTGGTCAAGGACCAGCACACCTACGGCGGCCGGTTTCCGGTGACGGTCCATGGCTACCGCCTGACGCACCTGGGCCGGCTGACGTACTGCGCAACTTCCGAAGGCGAGGTTCAGTCATGACCTACACCACCGCCAAGCGCCTGGAAGGCCTCAAGCAGAGCCTGGAAGCGGCCCGCGACGTGAAGCACCCGCCGACCGGCCTGACTGGCCACTACCTCGAGCTGTTCGAACAGAGCAGCGCCGGCCGCAAAGCTGGCTTGCAGCTGGCAATCGATGCGATTGAGGCCGAGCTGCGCATGGTCGCGGCAGGCGATACCGCAGCAGCCCGATTCAACCAATAACCAACCGCCGGCGCCGCCGGCCAGAACGAGGAGCAGGAGGATGGACAGCAGCACGAGCAAGCCGATCCAGATCATCGACGTGATCGCGAAGCCCTACATGACCGGTAGCAAAACCATCTGCTACTACGTCGTGGTCGACCGCGCGCCGAAGCACATCTACCAGCGCGACGGGAACAAGCTCACCGCGCACGACAGCGGCTTCTACGATTTCATGCAGATCGAGCCCGGATCGAGCAACGCCTTCGCCGGCCGCAAGTTCTCGATCCAGCTTACCGACGGTACGCAGCTCGAATGCAGCGGCCAGGTGTGGTCCTGCGCCCCACACGGCATCGACGCGGTGCAGGTTGGAGTCGCGACGATCGCGCAGCTGGAGAACTGCTACTGCTTCTTCGGCGGCTACGTGGCGCGCGAGAAGCTGCAGGCTTGGCTGGAAGCGAACAAGCCATCGGGCGACTACTACAAATACGATCCCCGCGAGACTCTGGCCTGGCAAGACGCGCTCTACCGCAAGCACCCGAATCTCGACACCAGCGTGTCGCCGAAGCGCGCCCGCAAGCTGCGCCAGCGTGGCGTTACGATCCGCCGCCATCCAGTGACCGGCCGGCCTGGTTGGTCGCCGAGCTACGAGCGTAAGAAGGCCGCGATCCTCGCACGCCAGGAGGCCGCATGATCGCCGCCCGAATTGCGCGCCGCGACCCGATCCGCTTCCTGCTGCTAACCGGCATCGACGTCACCAACGCGCGCCCCTGGATCGGCTTCGCTGGCATGGCCGCGTGCTGGATCGTCGCTGTCCTGCTGGAGAACGCAACGTGATGTGGTTCGTCCTCTACCAATTCAAGTACGGCTGCCGTGTCGGATTCAGCCGCCGTGAGTCGATCAAGCGCGCTGTGCGCATTTATTTAAAAGGATTTTGAGATGAACGAAATAATCGAAATGCCGCGCCGCGAAGTGGCTGGCCTCACGGCGGGTGAAGTGCACCGTTTCTCGGCATCTGAAATTCGCGAGCGCGTCAACCTGGTGCAGACCGTGATGCAGGGCATCATGAAGAAGGATACCCACTACGGCACCATCCCGGGCACCCCGAAGCCGACCCTGTACAAGCCGGGCGCCGAGGTGCTGTGCGTGACCTTCCGCATCGCCCAGGAGTACCGCATCGAGGATCTGAGCACGCCGGATGTCGCACGCTACCGCGTTACTTGCGTTGGCCGTCATCAGGTTACCGGCATCGCCTTGGGTGAGGGCGTCGGTGAATGCTCCTCCGGCGAGGAAAAGTACAAGTGGCGCGGCGCCGTGTGCACGGAAGAGTTCGACCTGACGCCGGAGAACGCGCGCCGCATCAAGTTCTCGAAGTGGAAGGGCAACGTCGAGAAGAAAATCCAAATCCGAACCGAGGCGGCCGACCTGGCGAACACCGTGCTTAAGATGGCCTGCAAGCGCGCCATGATCGCCATGACGCTGAACGTCACCGCGGCGTCGGACATCTTCACGCAGGACATCGAGGATCTGCCGGAAGAACTCCGTCAGCACGAGGCGGCCGCGCAGGCCCAGCCGCAGCCGAAGGAAGAACCCAAGAAGCCGATTGATGGCAAGGCTTTCTCCAATGCCCTGAATGCCATTCGCTCCGGTCAATACGACGCGCAGTCCATGCGCGGCTACTACGAGCTGACTGCCGATCAGGAAACGGCGCTGGCCGATCTCGAGAAGGAGCTCGCACAATGATGCGCTTCCACCCGCATTGCGTCGGCCTGCTGATGGGCGATGCTCAATCGATCGATACGTCGCTGCTGCCGGCGGAACTGCTGCCCGTGGCAGCGAAGGCCCGCAAGACCGATGCCGATAAAGAACTGCTGGCCCCCTACAAAGAGATGTCGCTCTCGGCCGGCGCCAAGACGTTCTTGAAGACGCTCGCCAAGGAATATCTGCTCAGCTATCACAAGGTGGTCGACACCAAGTACATGGACAAAGGCCTGGCTCTGGAAGACGCGGCGATCCAGTTCCTCAACAATCAGCGCTTCAAAAACTATCGCAAGAACATGGAGCGTCGTGTGGACGATCTCCTGACCGGCGAGTGCGACATCTACGAGCCGGGCGTGAAAACCATCGACATCAAGGTTTCGTGGTCGCTGGACACCTTCCCGCTACTGGCCGAGGATGCGCACGACACGCTGTACGAGTGGCAGGGCCGCGCCTACATGAAGCTTTGGGACGTACCGGAGCACGAGGTTGTACACGTAATGCTTGATACGCCCGACGAGTTGATCAAGTGGGAGCAGCGCGAGCTTCACGAAGTGGCGCGCATCGACCCGGCCATGCGCATTACGAGCATCACCTACAAGCGCGACATGGAGATGGAGCGCCGGCTGAGCGACAAGTGCCGCGTGGCGCGCGCCTACCTCGCCAGCCTGATCAACCGGATGTTGGCCGAACATGGCCGAGAGCTGTTGCAGGAGGCAGCATGAAAGAACTCGTCCTCACCAAGGCCCCGGGCGGCGTCTTGATCCCGATCGACCCGCAGGCAGCGGCCTATATCGCCGGTTTGAAGCTGGGCCAGGGCGTCACCGCGACCGTGAAGCGGCATCGGAATCCGCGCTTTCACCGCAAGTTCATGGCCCTGCTGAATCTCGCGTTCGACCACTGGGAGCCAGTTGCAGCGACCTACAAAGGGCAGGTGGTCGGTAAGAACTTCGACCAGTTCAGGCGAGATATCACGATCCTGAGCGGCCACTATGAGATGGCGGTGAACCTCAAGGGCGAGACCCGGCTGACGGCCAAGTCGATCAGCTTCGCCAACATGAGCGAAGAGGAGTTCGGCGACCTGTACAACGCGGCCTGCAACGTGATCCTGGCGAAGGTGCTCCAGAACTACGACCGCGAGCAACTGGACGCCGTGATGGACCGCCTGACCGGCTTCCTATAACCACAAGAGAGAGACAGTGATGACCCAAGAATTCGAAACCACGCGCACCGAACTGGCTAACCACTTTGCAACCGCCGGCGCCGCTCTGCTGGACCACATGGGCTGCACGGCAGCGGTGGCAGCAATCCCAAACACGACGGACTATGCCGTCGCCGGGTCGCTGGCGGGCATCCTGTCATTGGCAGGGACGATGCTCCCGGCCGCAGCAGTAGAGAAGCCAACCGGCGATCTGACGGATGAACAAATTCTCGTTCTTGCGAGGCAAGAGGCTGATGAGTGGGAGCATTCGTTTATCTTCAACAAAGAAGACCGATTCTCCGTCTTAACCTTCGCCCGCGCCATCGAGCGCGCTGCTATTGCCGCTCACCTCGCCAAAGAACCGAGAGCAGAGCAGCCGGCAGCGTGGTTCAAAGGGAAGATCGACGCGGGCGATTACGACCGTGAGGCCGGGACAATGCGCATCACGGTCAAGCTACCGTTTGCCGGTCTACCGGAAGCGCTTCTCACCATCGGCGCCAACGCATGCATTTCCGCCGCTCCGGTAGCTCAGGCCGTTGCACAGGAAGCCCAGCATAAGGCAGTGCCGGAAGAAGTCGCTGGCGTGAACATCGCCCGACTGCTGCGCAACCTGGATGAAACCAACTACAACGAAGGCGCGATGGACTTGGCTTGCCGCCTGTCGGACTGCCGCGCTGTTATCAAAGAACTGCTTGCTGCTCCGGGCGCACAGGAAGCCGCCATTGACATTCCCCCTCGACCTTAATTGGCGGGGATTCCCTCCGCAGGCGCTTGATGTCCCAAGCGGGAAGAGAACCTGGACAGAATATTTTTGGCCGCATTCACATCACGATCATGAACGCAACCGCACTCCGTACAAGCCCACTCCCTTATTCCAAGGCCTGCGATACCTTTCGGCCGCGAATCGGGCAGAGCGCCGCAATTCGAACAGGTTTGGGTGGTGAAACCTTCATCAACTTCCTCGTACCACGCGCCATGCTTAATAGCCTTGTACGCGAGCATGTTTCGGAAGGACGACCAGCCGGCATCAAGAACGGATTTCGCCATGCTGGTTTTCGTGAGCTTAGCAGCATTCACATTGCCTACTGCGATGTAATCGAAATCCCGCACGATTCGATGCGACAGCTTGTGCAGGAAGTCGCGGCGGCAGTTCCCGATTTTCGCGTGGATGTTCCTGGCCTGCCGTGCTTTTCGCGCGCGCTGGGCTTTGGCAAGGGCTTCTGCAAGTTGTCTAAGGTGTCGCGGGTTTTCGATCTTTTCTCCGTTGGAGAGGGTCGCGAAATCCTTAAGCCCCAGATCGATACCAGCGCCTGCAACGGGGGCGCGCGCGGCGCCGTCATCGACTTCGATGACGATATTCAGAAACCAGTTGCCGCGCGAGTCAAGCGAAAAGTTCGTGCCATCTTTGATTTTGCCTTCGGGCAGACGGCGCGAGTTGAAAACTCGGTATGTACTCCCGTAAAAACGGAAGGCGTCGCCTTCGCGCTTGAGGTCGGAGCCCTTAAGGGGAATCCAGCCAAGGGATTTTCGACCACGGTAGCGAAGGTAAGGGCGGTTGCGTTGAATTCGGCTTTGGGCGTACTTCTGGCACACCGCATTAATCGTGTTGGAGCTAAGGCCAAGTTCCTTGCTGCTGCCTGCCGTCAGGTAGTTGAGGTCAAACCCGCTCAGCCACTTCTTTCCCCATTTCAGCGCGTCCTTCTGCCGATCATTGCAGTAGTTGAAAACGAAATTTACCGCCCTGGCCTGCTTATTCAGTAGGCCAGTTAGAGACTTAACTCGATAGCGATACACAAGGATCATAAAACAAATGATAAATGAAAATTCAGACCGAGAGCGCGCCGACCTCGCTGCTCCGACCAGCACCGCTACCGCGTCGGGCAGCGCACAGAGCGACCTAACGACTGTTGACTGCATCGAGTGCGGCGGCAGCGGCGAAATGTTCGGCGGCTTTGGGTGCGACGAGTGCGACGGCCAAGGAAAGCTCATCGTGTCGCGGAAGGACATGGCAGAGCTTACCAGCGCACAGGCCAGCCAGGCAGCTGCATCCGAGGTACGCGATGCTGCGCTGGAAGAAGCGGCGAAAGTGGCAGACACACACTGCTACGGCCCCTGCGGAGAATACGACTACTCCTATAACGACGCATCGGCAAAAGCTGACGAACGTGCCGAGCAGATCGCCAGCGCAATCCGGTATCTGCGCACCAATCCCGCTACCCCGGCCAGCAAAGGAGAGGGCCATGAGTGATCGCCAATACCCTCGCCAGGCATGGGTGCTGTCGCCCTCATTCAGACCCAAGCAAGTAACTCTCGTGAAGAAGGCGTACGGCTACAGCACGACGTTTTCAGGCTTTGACGAAGCCGATTCCGGCAAGACCTACAACGTAGCGGAACTCTATAACACGCCAGGCGAGGCAATCGCAGCGGGGCGAGAGAAAGTGAAGGCACTACAAGCTGACATCGCCAAGCGCCAAGAGACGGTCAACAAGCGCATCGTCGCGCTCGACAAAGCCGAGAAGGCTACTCAGTCTACCACCGCAGCCAATAGCAAAGCTGGAACAGCTAACACCCTGGAAGGTGGCGAACATGAATGACCACCTCTTGCGGGAACGCGCACGGCAGTGGCGCGAATGGGAGAAGCGCCGAGCCGCTTACCAGCGCGCCGAGCAAGTCCAGACCAAGGGATCAGCTAACACCGTGAGTGGGGGCGGCCATGCTTGAGCGCGCATCGCCCGCAGACCTCCGCAAGGCACTGGAGCTGGCAAACGTCTTTGTAAAGCTGGGCGTCAACTTCGTCCCGGTGCCAGTCGCCAACGCTGAAGAACAACGCGCGCTTGTCGAGCAGGCGCTTACGAAGCTGGAAGAACTCGAACAATCCGCCAAGCGCGCACAGAAAGGACAGACAAATGAATAAGACCAACACCACCGCGCAAGGCGCAATTGCAGGCGAAGGCCTGGACGAAGCCACCATCATTAAGCTCGCAAAGAAGGCTGGATTTACCTTTACTCGCATTCTCTCACGTGGCCCTGAGCTCATGGCTGGCAATGCTGAAGCACACCACAGGCTGCTGCAATTTGCCGATCTCTTGACTGAGCAGGTAGTCACCCGGCCGCGCGCCGAGCAGGCGTACGACGGCGTTACCCGCGAAAGTGCGCTGGTCGCCATCGATTATGTAGACCGCAGCAATGCCCCCGGAAGAAAGAGAGAGGCAATCGCCATGCTTTCCGCGCTCACCCAGCAAGCCGCGCCCGAAGCACCGACCGACGACCGGATCAAGCTGTATCAGCCGGGCCAATGGTTCGACGCATGCACGGTTGACGAAATGCAGGCGTTCTACTTGTCTCGCTTGCCCGCAATTCGCGAGGCGGCGAAGGAACACGGCTACGCCATCGGTCTTCATGGCTCGACACGTCGCGATTTCGATCTGATGGCCATGCGGTGGCGTGAAGGTGCATCCGATAAGGACACATTGGCGCGCGCAATTGCCGATGCAGCGTGCGGCATTCGACGCGAAGGCGCATACGACTGGGAAGCGAAGCCCAGCGGGCGTGTTGCAACCTCAATCCCGATTTGCTGGACAGCCCACGATAACCCCGACTTCGACAACATGGTGAGCGCCGGTCACATCGACTTGTCGGTAATCGAGCCCGCACCAACTGAGATTGTGGCCGACGTGGTTCTTACACGAGATGCGATCACAGACCGATTGAGCAGCAACGTAAAGTGGCGCAACGCCGCTACCCAGCAAGCCACCCTAGTCGCGCCAACCGATCCGCAGGCTGTCTATCAGGTGGACTTGGAAAACGGCGGGTGCTGGATGGATATCGACGCCGCCGAAGTGTCGGACTGGGAAAAGCGCAAGTTCAAGGTGCGCAAGCTTTACGCATCCCCTGCGGCCACCACGGCAAGCGCGAGCACCGATGTGCAAGCTTCGTTTGAGGCGTGGGCGATGTCGCATGGCGGCCTGCCGTTGGATCGCGCTGGCGACCATCTGGAAACAGATGACGGCCTGCTGCACTTCCCTACCTATAAGTTCGGGCGCACGGAAATCGCATGGCGTGCTTGGGCAAACCGCCGCGCTCCAGCACCCAGCCAGGAAGCTGCGCCTGTCGGCCCAGCGCTGCGGGAATTGACGCGGGCAGTTGTCGCGCGCCTGGGCTGGACCATCAACGGCACGTTCGTCGTCACGAAATCTGGCGACAACCTGCACACTGCCGACGCAGTCGCGTTCGTCCACGCAGCCCTTGCCCAGCAAGGCGCAGCACAGGACCAAGAAGCCGTGTTCAAATTCGCCATCGAGGTCGAGAAGATGCTGTGTGCCGCACTCGGACGCGAATGGTCAACCGCCGGCATCAGCATCGAATCGCTGATCGCGGAACTGAAAGCACAGGCAGCGCATGCTGGCGCGCCATCGTTGCAAGTGGCAATCACTATTTGCGAACAGGTTCTGGAATCACAGTCCCGCGCGCACTTTACCGGCACGACCAAAATCGGCATCGAAAGCTGCATCACCGCTCTCGGTGCTGCTATCGCCGCTAATACGTCACTGGAGAAGAAATAATGAGCCAATACCGAAAAAAGCCCGTCGTGATCGAAGCTGTCCAATGGCCGGGAACGAAGTTCGAAAGCGCACCACCGCAATGGTTCATCGACGCCATGCACATCACTCCAGGTCAGCCGGGCATGGTGATGCGCTGGGAGTACGACATCCTCATTGAGACACTGGAAGGCCAGATGCGCGCGAAGCCAGGCGATTGGATCATCCGTGGCGTGAAAGGTGAGCTTTACCCCTGCAAGCCCGACATCTTCGCTGCTACGTACGAGGACGCCGCCCCTATGGGTCAAGAACTGCCGCCGCACGATTCCACCGGAAGCATCGACGCCAATAAGTTGGAAGCGATGGCCAAAGAAATGCCTGATGAGTGCTTCCTCAAGGGCAGCGGCGTGTTGAAGCTGCTCTCAGCCATCCGCCACCTGGAGCGCGAGCTGGCAGCAGCGCGAGAAGTCGGCAAGCACCTGTTCAACGCCGTGGCCGACCAGGGCGAGCTGGCAGAACGGAAGCAGGCGAGCATCGACTCAGTCGAGTTCCATGACGTGATGGACAAGTACGACGACGAGATGTCTTACGGATCAATCATAACGGCGAGGCGCGCCCTCATCGCCTACATCGACGGTCGCAGTGCTGGAACTACGCCGGCAGGCTACAAGTTGGTGCCGCTGGTCGCCACCAAAGACATGTTGCACGCCGGGATGCGCTACTTCAGCGGCAGACGCGAACCCGCCACCGAAGCGTGGCAAGTCTATCAACGGATGATCGCTGCCGCTCCTACACCTACCAATAGTGGAAGAGAGGAAGCCAATGCGAACTGATCGTGAAGTTTTGGAGCTGGCAGCAAAAGCCGCTGGATTTGGTGGGCCTGAGCATAAGTTCCGCTGGACCGAAAGTGAATACCCGCGCGGATCGGATCAGCATGGCGCTCTCTGGAACTATATCGGATACATGGACACGGCTGTTCTTTGGAACCCGCTTACTGACGACGGCGATGCGCTGCGCCTGGCGATAGATAAGGGAATCCAGTTCGGGTTGACGCTGGAAGATGCGCGCGGCTATGCCGAGTGCGAGAACGTCTACATCGAATTTGAATGGGATATGCAGCGCCCGAGTGATCGCTACGAGGCTGTCCGCCGCGCCATTGTGCGCGTAGCTGCTGAATCGATCGCCACCAAGGAGACATGAAATGGACGCATCACAAATCGAAAAGATGAAAGCGCTAGCACTGGCGGCAACGAAAGGGCCGTGGCATTGGGTGAATCCCGAAGACGATCAGCCACGCGAGCCAGGAGAGTGGCGCAGCAGTTTGCGCACGGTTGCAGAATTCCCGGTATCGACTCCAGGCTGGACGTTGCCAAAGTTCATTGTTGATGCTGATTGCATCGGCGACGAGAACATGGACGCCAACGCCAGCTTCATAGCCGAGTGCAACCCCGCTGCTGTGCTTGAACTGATCGCCAAGCTGGAGCGTGCAGAACGTGCGCTGGCGCGCGGCGGGTTTGAAGACCTCGGCGGTCAAGAATGGAAGCCGCCACTCGGCCAGCCGCCACGCTTCATTGAGGTCCCGGCTCCCGCATCTGGAACAGAGAAGGATGCAGCGCGGTATCGGTGGATCAGCGCGCGAACCGAAAAGGAAGGACGGGATGGCGGATGGATTGGCTATTTCAGGTTGCCAATGGTTGACGGATGGAACGACACGCCGTACGCAGCCAAACGCAAGGAAGCGTTCCACTACAGCACGCTTGACGAAGCCATCGACGCAGCTATTGCTGCGCACACCAAAGCCGGGAAGCCGGAAGAACAACAGGAGAAAGCGCAATGATCGAACGCCAGCAGGAGCGCCGCAAGGGCGTGTCGTCGCACTTCACGAGTCCGATGAACGATCGGCGCCGGCCGGACTATGAACGCCGCGGCAGAACGATGGTGCGCCCGATGCCGCTATCGATGGCCGTGCGAGGCGACAAGCGCAGGTTTGAAGAGACGGGAATGGAATAGGGGAGAATGATGCAGGTACAGAAAATCCAATCGCGGTACATCACTCTTGTCGAGTGGGCACAGGCGAACTTTTCGAAGACGCCACACATGAACACGCTTCGCCGCTGGGTGCACGACGGCCACATCAGGCCGAAGCCCAAAAAGGTCGGTAAGGCGTGGCAAGTGAAGCGCGACGCAGAATACGTGGAGTGATATGGGAAGGCAGCGACTAGCGAAGAACCGGGCCTTGCCGCCCAACCTCTATGTCAACTCGGCCGGGTATTATTACTACCGGCACCCGGAGAACAAGACGCAGAAGGGGCTCGGTAAGGACCGGGGCAACGCCATCCTGGCGGCAAAGGACACGAACGCGGCGTTGGCCGCACGCTCGCGGTCGCCCCTGGTCGATTGGGCGCTCGGCCGGACCGACTACACCTTGGCCGACTGGCTGCCGGTTTATCGCGAGCTGTGGGAGGAAAAGACCAAGCCGGCAGACAGCACCCTTTACGCGGCAAAGCAGCTGCTGAAGCGGCTCGGCGAGACCGACTTCGCAAAAATGCGCATGAAACACATCGAGACCCTTCACGTGTCAACGTTCCTGAACGAGTACGCGAAAACCTCGGGCGCTGCGATGGCCCGCAATATGCGGTCGAAGCTGAGTGACATATTCCGGTGGGCGGAAACGCAGGGCGTGATCGAGGTCGGCAAGAACCCTGTTACAGCGACGTTCACGCCCGGCTACAAGGTCAAGCGTGAGCGGCTGAGCCTAGAGCAGTTCTGGGCGATCCATGCACATGCGCCGGCCTGGACCAAGAACGCGATGGTGCTTGCCTTGGTCACTGCTCAGCGCCGGGAGGACGTAGCCGAAATGAAGTTCGCCGATTACAAGGACGGCTTTCTGCACGTGGCTCAGGGCAAGTCTGGCGGGGAGACCAAGCTGCAGCTGGACGGCGCAATCCGGCTGGGCAAGGTTGGCGTATCGATTGGGGAAGCTGTGGCAGCATGCCGGGACCTGATCGTGAGCCGCCACCTGATCCACTACACCGAGCGAATCGCTAGAGCCAAGCCCGGTGCGAAGGTAGAGGGCCAGGCGATTTCGAAAGCCTTTCAGCGTGCTCGTGAGGCGGCCAAGATCGAAGCCAAGGAAGACCGTTCTCCGCCTTCATTCCACGAGATCCGCAGCCTGTCGGAGCGCCTCTACCGCGAAGAGTTCGGAGCCGACTTCGCGCAGGCAATGCTCGGCCATAAGAGCGCGCAGATGACTTCGAAATATGATGACCTGCGCGGAGGCTGGAAGACCATCAAGGCGAAATGAAATATGAATTTTGTAGACGGATTTCTGTAAAAATCACAGATCGCCTTTAGGTACGGGAGCGCTTTTCGAAGAACCTGCTTACATCTGAAACGTTTGGACTCAACCATATTTTCAT